GGTGGCGACGAAAAGCGGCCTGGAGTGGTGCATTTACCCCACGGCGACGGGGGGCAGCGAGACCACCTACTCGTCGGATAACTGGAGCTTCAACGCGTCCTACCCGTGTCTGCACTTCGGCGGTTACTATGGCCGGAACGGGAGCCACGGGTTGTTCTGTGTGTACTGCTATTCCGTGTCGAGCGCCGACGCGTACATCGGCTGCCGCCTCCAAAAACTCCCCTGACAGGGGAGGGGGTGCAGGGGGACGGGGGCCGCAGCCCCCTCCCTCCTGCATATCCCCGGCCCGCAGGCCGAATAACATAATCACCCACAAAGGGTTTTCCGCCGCAAACGCGGCGTGAAAATACAGGGGGAGATCGCGCACGCAGTCGGTGCCTTGGTTTTTGGCTCGTCGGATAACTGGAACTTCAACGCGTCCAACCCGTGTCTGCACTTCGGCGGTAACTATAACCGGAACGGGAACCACGGGTTGTTCTATGTGAACTACAATTCCGTGTCGAACGCCAACGCGAACATCGGCTGCCGCGTCCTTTTAGGACTGCCTACCCACCTCCATTCCTCGTCGTCACAAGCTGCGGAGCGTGCGCCCCGGCCCACGGGCCAGGGCTTACTTTCTCCGCTGCTCCTCCTCTTCCTTGCAAACCCGCTGATGCTGGGATTTGCTCGAATGGGGAGAGGCGAGGGCGTGATCTTCCTCGGCACCCCTTGGTGCAGATTAGCCAACAGGACACGGTTTAGTACACTCCCGCAACCGGCGGGAGCGGTGGAAAGATCGTGAGGCTAAAAGGAGGAGCAAACATCCTGTATGAAACGAGCAAAAGACCTATACCCAAAACTGATTTCAGACGAAAATCTCAGGCTGGCTATCCTCACGGTGAACGCTACGCATAAATGGCACCCACACCACAGGCCCAATAAAACGGTGCTGCGGGTGGAGGCGGACATCGACGGATATGTGGAGAAGCTGCGAGAGATCATCGTCAACGGATATGATGCGGCCCCACCGAGAATAGCCCGGCGCTGGGACAAGAGCGCCGGAAAATGGAGGGACATATCAGAGCCGAGATTGTGGCCCGACCAGTATGTTCACCATGCGGTCATTCAAGTTCTGGAACCGGTGCTGATGCGGGGAATGGACAAGTTCTGCTGCGGAAGTATAAAGGGCCGGGGCATCCATTACGGCGTTAAGGCAATCAAGAAATGGATGCGGACAGACCCGAAAGGGACGAAGTATGCAGAGGAGCTGGACATCCACCATTTTTACGACAGCCTGACCATTGAAACGGTGATGGCCCGCCTGCGGAGGCTGGTCAAAGACCGGAGGATGCTGGATGTATGTGAGCGGCTGATGAAGTACGGCGTCCTGATCGGCGCGTTTTTCTCACAGTGGTTTGCCAACACGGTGCTGCAACCGCTTGACCAGATGATACGGAACAGCGGGCTGTGTGACCACTATATGCGGTACATGGACAACCTGACGCTGTTCGGGCGGAACAAAAGGAAACTGCGAAAGCTGCGGGGCATGATCGAGGACTGGCTTGCAGGCCGCCGGTTGAAGCTGAACAACAAGTGGCAGCTCTATCCGACGGCAAAGCGGACGGTGGCGGCGCTGGGATACCGGTTCGGCCATAAGTTTTCCCTGCTGCGAAAGCGGAATATGGTGCGGTTGAAAAAGTCGCTATCAGAATGTTACCGGGCCATGCGGAAACACCGGAAGATCAGGCCGAAGCTGGCACAGGGCCTATTGTCACGGTTGGGCCAAATGAAGCACTGCAACCATGTACATTTCTTTGAGAAGTATGTGGAAACAGGGCTGCAACGAAAATTGAAGCTCGTGGTAAGAGAGCATACGAGAAAGGAGCAGGCAAGATGGAATATGTGTACGGAACCGCTGAAATCGACGGCGTGATTCGGGAAAACCTGAAAGTCATTGGCGGCCCGAAGCTGGAGGAGGGGGAGTACCTGACCACGGTTCGGGAGTACGACGACAACACGATCACCGACCGGTGCCGCATTGACCGGCACTATCTGACGGCGGAGGACGAGGACGGGACAAAGTACGACTTCTATGCCATCAGCGAGCATTACCGCTACATCGACCGTACCAAGATGCTGGATGAAACCAAGGCGGCGACGGAGATCACCTTTGTCGCCCTGGCCGAGACCGGCGGCATCGACGGGACGACTGCGGGGGAACACAAAAATCTGTTTGAGGAATGGCAGGCGGGGGTCTCCTACAAAGTGGGCCAGTACAGGCGCTATGGAGAGAAGCTGTACCGGTGCGTACAGCAGCACACCTCGCAGGCGGGATGGGAGCCGGACAAGGCGGCAAGCCTGTGGTCTGTGGCCGCTGACCCTGCGGAGGAGTGGCCGGAATGGAGCCAGCCGCTTGGAGCGCATGACGCCTACGCCAAAGGGGCAAAGGTGTCGCACAACGGGAAGCACTGGGTCAGTGATGTGGATGCGAATGTGTGGGAACCCGGCGTCAGCGGATGGTCGGAGGCGAAAGAATGAGCAGCCATTTGCAGATCATCGCTGAACTGGAGACGGTGACAGAAATCCAGGCAAAAGCCATCCGTGTTCTGGCAACGAGGCTGGCAGAACTGGGCGACACGGAGACCGGGCGGGACGAGATCGCGGAAGCCGATAAGGCATACCGTGAGGCCATCGGCGGAACCGATTGGATGGGCTGATACGCAGGAGGACGAGGGAATGTACATCGACGCGGACTTTATCATCAAGGCAGCAAGCCTGCTGAGCGCACTGGGGGCATTGGTGGCGGCGGTCGTGGCCGTGTACAAGGTGCTGGAGAACAACAAGAAGCAGAACGAGTTCATCAACGCCATGCAGGAGGAGCAGACCTTGATCTGCTACGGACTGCGGGGCGCTCTGCAAGGGCTTGTGGAGCAGGGGTGCAACGGGCCATGCAAGGATGCACTGGCGAGGTTGGACAAGCACCTGAACAAAAGCGCCCACCCGCATATCCCGGAGGGCTGAGATGGCCGGGCGGCGGGTGAACAAAAAGACGAAACGCAAGAAGAAGCGCATCGGAACGATGGACTTGATCTTGCTGCTCGTCTTTATTTGTCTGGTTATCTTTACCGTTACCATGATACGGCTGTTCCAGGTCTACGGCTCGGTGCCGGATACCCTTGTAACCTGTGTGTTTGCCACACTGGGCGGGGAGTGCGGTATCCTGGGCTGGATAAAGACCAACAAGGATAAACGGCAGGACAGACGGTGGCAGCGGGAGGATATGAAACGGGAAAGGGAGGCGATGGAGCAGGCCATGCAACAGACAGAGGAACCGTAAAGGAGGGATAGATCGTGCTGAACGGCAGGAACAATGAGGAAAAAATCTGGAACTACCTGAAAGGCGCAGGGTTAAACGACTGTGGAGCCGCTGGGCTGATGGGAAACCTGTATGCAGAAAGCGGCCTGCGACCGGACAACCTGCAAAACACCTACGAAAAAAAGCTGGGTATGACGGACGCCTCATACACGGCGGCGGTTGACGGAGGAACCTATACCGGGTTCGTGCGGGACTGCGCCGGGTATGGGCTGGCACAGTGGACTTACTGGAGCCGGAAACAGGGACTTTTCAATTTTTCCAAGGCGGCGGGCCGGAGCATCGGAGACCTGGAGATGCAGCTTGATTTCCTGATGAAAGAGCTGCGTGAGGGTTACAAAGCCGTTCTGACCACGCTGAAAACGGTGGGAAGCGTCCGGCAGGCATCAGATGCAGTCCTGCTGCAATTTGAGCGCCCGGCAGATCAGAGCGAGACGGCGAAAAAGCGCAGGGCCTCGTTCGGGCAGAAGTATTATGACAGGTACGCAAAACCCAAGGAGGGACAAGCTGTGGGAACATTCAAGCCGAGACTGACCCGACCGGAGGCGGGCAACAAATATTACATCACCAAGGCGAGCGGAGGATGGTCGGACGCCATCAAGGGAAAGCCGGCGGACGCGCTGTGCAACACCCTTTCCAACTGCGTGGGCTATGCCTATGGGCGATTTAATGAGATCGGCGGTTACGGGTGCTGCAAATATCTGCGGCCCGTGAACGCCGAAAACTTTATCCAGTTTGCCGGGGGCCTGGCCGTAGGTCAGGAGCCGAAGCTGGGGGCCTGCATGGTGTGGCGCAAGGGAGCGACGCTGAACGGATCGGATGGAGCGGGTCATGTGGCAATCGTGGAGCAGATCATCAGTGCAACTGAGATCGTGACCAGCGAAAGCGGATACGGAAGCAAAACCCCGTTCTGGACAAAGCGCCGGAAGAAAGGTGCAGGGAACTGGGGAGCCGGGAGCGGGTACACTTTCCTGGGCTTTATCTATAACCCGGCTGTGAGCGGAAGCACCACGACAACCCCGGCACCGAACCCGCCGACAACCGGAGGCGCAACCGAAGCGCTGAAATACAAGGTGGGCCAGATGGTGCAATCTCTGGCGAAGAAGCACTACACCAGCTCCAATGCGGCGACGGGAAAGAACTGCAAGCCGTGCGAGGCAAAGGTGACGGCCATCAATCCGGGAAGCAAGCACCCCTATCATGTGGTGGGCACTTCTGTGTATGGATGGGTAGACGAGGACGACATCGCGGCCACGGCATCTGCTGACGCAGCCCTTGCTGTGGGCGACCGGGTGAAGATGGACAAGTCGGCAACGATCTACGGCACCATGCGCAAGTTTGCTGCATGGGTATATGCCGCAAAGCTGTATGTGCGCGGCATTGACGGGAACCGCGTGGTGGTATCCACGCTGAAAAGCGGGGCTATCACCGGCGCGGTTGACAAGAAGCATTTGACGAAAGTGTAATAGGAGGGTATACACATGGATAACATTATGCAGTACATTCCCCTGGCGGTATCCGCTGTTCTGCTGGCGGCTCTTATCCTGACGGTGGTCACCAACATCATCACCCAGGTTCTCAAAAAGCTCACCTGGGAAAAGATACCCACCAACATTCTGGCCTTTCTTGTGGCGATGGCCGTGACCCTTCTGGCGTTCTTCGCAGCCTGTCAGATCATGGCGTGGGCCGTCACCTGGTACATGGTGGCCGGAGCAGTAGCCCTGGGCTTGTTCGTCGCCTACGCCGCTATGTTTGGATATGACAAACTGCGAGAGGCGCTGGAGCAGATTATTAACTGGGAAAAGAGAAAAACAGAGTAAAGATGTCCCCCGGCTATCACACTTACAGGTGCGGTAGCCGGGGGATTTTTCATTATACACGCAACAGTGAAAATAACTATTGCGGAGCGGGGAAATATTGGGTATCATAAGGGTGTAAAATGCGACAAAACAAGACAAGCGGAACGGAACCGGGAAACCGGAAACCGCCCGCCGGGATGCACGGGAGGAGGTATTACAGTGCAGGCCAAGGAACGCACATTTAAGCACCTGACAAAGGACGACAGGCTGAGAATGGAACGGTGGCTGAACAAAGGGATGAAGCCGAGAGAGATCGCGGATAAGCTGCGCGTCCACATCTCCACCGTCTACCGGGAATTGAAGCGGGGAGAATATGAGCGGCTGGATGGGGACACCTGGGAGATGGTGACGGCGTACAGCCCGGACATCGCAGAGGAGCGGTATCAAAATCACTTACGGGAAAAAGGGCCAGACTTGAAGATTGGAGCAGATCACGAATTGGCCCGATACATCGAGGAGACGATCATCGCCAACGATTGCAGCCCTGCCGCTGTACTGGGGTATGCAAAGATGGAGGGCCGGACATTCAAGACCTCTGTTTCCGTAGCAACCATTTACAGCTATATCAAAAAAGGGATATTCCTGCGTATCACACAGGTGGATTTGCCGCGGCGCGGGAAGAAAAAGCAGGGGTACAAAAAGGTAAAGACAAGGAAAGACCAGGCCAGGGCATCTGCCGGTGAGAGCATCGAACGCAGACCGGAGAGAGTAAAGAACCGGGAGGAGTTTGGGCACTGGGAAATGGATACGGTGTACAATAAAAAGGATAGTACCAGCAAGGCGCTTCTGGTACTGACCGAGAGAAAGACCCGGCGGGAGATCATCATACTGATACCGAACCGCAAAGCGGAGACCATTGTTAAAGCATTGGACGCGCTGGAGCGGAAAATCGGAGCAGTGAATTTCAGGAAGATTTTTAGGACGATTACGGTTGATAACGGCTCTGAGTTCTCGGCGGCGGAGGAGATGGAGCGCAGCGCTGTCAACAAGACCATCCCCCGGACAAAGGTTTATTTCTGCCACCCCTATTCATCGTGGGAGCGCGGGAGCAACGAAAACGCCAACATTATGATTAGGCGGAAACACCCCAAGGGAACCGACTTTGAAAAGGTGAGCGCAAGACAGATCGCAGAGACCGAACAATGGATAAACAACTACCCCCGGAAGATACTGGGGTATATAAGTAGCGAAGTGGCTTTCCGGGCCTGCTTGCGGGAAATAGGGCTATCGGCGTAGGCAGTATGGGACACATGGGAGAAAGGGGGAAACTGGAGGGGGCATGAGGAACATAATAAGGGAAAGCGGAGGCTGCCGACCAAGGGAATTGACGGCGGCCATATTGTCATGTTAAAATTAGACAAAATAAAAGGCGAAAATTTGTGCGCAATAAATGCTTGACTTTTTCCCGCTGAATAATTAGAATAAATGCGAGAGAACTCGACAAGAGTTTTCCCGCATTTATTTTTTTGTCAAAAAGCCAGCAGAAAAGGAGGCGGGCAGGTTGAGTAAAAGACATCTCATGCTGAAAGACCGCATGGAACTTGAAAGATTGTATGGAATAGGGTTCGGTGCGGCGGAGATCGCAACGAAGCTGAAAGTCCATCGCTCCACTGTGTACAACGAGTTGAAGCGCGGAGACACCGGAGAGATGGACGAAAATGGGCGGTTTGGGTATAGCGCGGAGCTGGCGCAGCAGAGACTTCTTGAAAATTACCGCCAGAGAAGAACGGCGAGAGCCTGACCAGGGAGAGGGGTACATATATGAAAGCCGCATACTGCGAAATCAAACGGGGCCGGAACTGCGTGACGGTCAATTACTATTCTAAGGAGGGATACGGCCTGGAGCTGGGCTGCCGCAAGCTGGAGCGGGAGCGCCGGGAGGCGTATGCGGCAAAGCGGCGCAGGCTGAACAGAATTAGGGAGAACATCGGGGCGGGCGTTGGTACGCTGGGATTTCTGCTGCTTCTCTGTGCGGGAGGAACTGAGGAAATTTCCACGATTATCATGACCGGGGCCGCCGGGCTGGTGTTGATGGTGCTGGGCGGCTGGCTGGGCCATGCGTTCTACGGCCAGGAGGAAAATGCAGAGTGGCTGCGCCGGATGCGGGAACGGGGAGAAGTGGAATGACCGAGGAACGAGAGGCCATCCACCGGCGGGCAATCGAAAGAGAGCGGGAAAACCGCTGGAACGCAAAAGGCCGGGCCTGTGTCACCCATCCTAAGTACGGTTCTGTGGTGGTGCCGCACAGCTCCAACCTCGCGGCCTTGATGAATGCGGCGGAATACTGGGACTGCGACTGGTCGGAGATCACCGGCGCGTCGGTCATGGTGGCAAAACCAGGAGACGGCCCGGCAGTGAAACCGAAAGAGTTTTGCAACCTGGTTGCAAGTGATTTGAGATGATCGGAGGAACTGAATATGAAAGTGAGAATTAACGCCCATGGAAACGCCTTGCCGGAGGCTCACGGAGAATGGATTGACCTTTGCACAGCAGAGGACACCACACTGAGCTTTCTGGAGTACAAGATCGTTTCCCTGGGCATTTCTATTGAAATTCCGGCGGGCTACTATGCCCATATCGTGCCGAGGTCGTCCACATTCGGGAAGTGGGGCATCCTTCTTGCCAACAGCATGGGTGTGATCGAGAACGATTACTGCGGCGACGGGGATGTGTGGGGCTTCCCGGCGGTGTGCCTGCGCAAGGACGGGACAACCATTCCAAAGGGAACACGCATTTGTCAGTTCCGGCTTGTGGAGAAAGCGCCGCCTGTTGAGTTTGTGCAGGTGGAGAGCCTGGGAAACGAAAACCGGGGCGGATACGGAAGCACCGGAGAGCGGGCGGGTATGACCGAGAGCAGACAGCCGCAGGAAATGCCGGGCCAGAGAATGAGCCGGGTCGAGCGGATGTTTGGGAGCCGTGATAGCTGGGCTACACCGGCGGCGGACGATGGACAGGGGCCGTATAAGGGGTTCTTGCTGATCGAGTGCGAGGAGTGCGGAGCAGTCAAAGCGTTCTGCGCAAAGCGAGAGACCTACGCCTTTAAGTGTTCCTGTGGGCATGAAACCCCGCTGGAAAATCTGCGCCCGCTGTTCATGCACTGCAAATGCGGAAAGAGCTTCCGATACAAAACCAATGTCACGGCACAGACCATCACCCACACCTGCCTGAATTGCAAGGCACCGGTGGACATGGAGCTGAACAGCAAAGGTAACGCGTATGTGACTGTTGGAGTGAGAAAGGGGCAAGCATGAAAAAGTTTTTTGAAATCTTGTCTGCTGCGTTGTTCTTAGCGGTGACGGTAACTTGGGCCGCAGCCCTTATTCTGGCCGGGCCTGCACTGCTGAAACTCTGTATTCTGTACCTGTTTGGATAAGGAGGGGCAGACATGAAGCTGTCAAAGTATGTGAAGCTGGTCAAGGGCGGCGGATATTGCATGGTCGCCCATGTGGAAGATAGCGGGATTTGGCTGGGAACCAGATCGGCAATCTTCCGAGCAACCGAGCTGCCGGACATGGTGGGAGAAGAACAGGTGCGCACGGTTCTGGATATGCCGGAAAAGGCATGGGAGAAAGTTCATTTTGACGAGCGCTGGGAGGGCACAGTTAAAAGCATCTTTGGGATGAACCTTTCTGACTATGCGGACGGCGAGCAGGACACCGAAAAACTGAAAGTGATGGCAGCGCCGGATGGGCTTTGGTGCGATTGCCGCCGGAGCATGGATGATGGTGAGCTGATTTTTTACCGCGAGGCGATGCTCTCTCCCCTGGCGGAGCAGATCAAGGAAAGCGACTACATCAGGTACACGGTCAGAAAAATGGAGAGCGGCCAGCGGTATTTGGTGGTGCATGACGGGTTCGAGGTGCTGGCGGCGATCATGCCGGTGCGGATTGTGACCGAAAAGTATCTGGCAGACCTGTCGGAGTTTCAGGCGCTATGCACCGAGCAGTTTTACCGCGAGCGGGCGCGGGGTGAGTTTGCGGCCCAGGAGACCGAGGAGCCGGACGCGGAGCAGATCGGGATGGAGGATGCACCGGAAAATGAAAACTGAAACCGTGGAAGCTCGGGCAGTAAAGATTGCCGCGAAAATTATGCAGGCAGATGGACTTTGCCGTTACGATGATGTGGACAAGTGCCGCAGGGTATATGCGACTACGGAAATCTGCGAGCGGTGCATCCATTCATGGCTGCTGACCAAGGCGAAAGTGGAGCTAATCAGAGAGGGGAAAATGAAGCATGAATGTTGAAAGAGCACGGGAAATTCTCGACCCGGAACATCGGGAGAACTACGACGGCATGGAGGCTGTAAATGAGGCTTGCCGGATGGGGCGGGATGCGCTGGGGAAACTGGTGCCGCTGCGCCCCTATCCTGACGGCGATAAAAATATCATGGCCTGCCCCCGCTGCGGGAGCGGCGAATACCTGCACAATGAGGACGGGAATGAGCAGAACTTCTGCGGGCAGTGTGGGCAGGCTATCGAATGGAGATAAGCCATGAAGAATTTTGAGAAAAAGAGGGGCGGGAGCCAGCTCAATTTTCTTGACGAGATCATAGTGGACAACTTTGCGGGGGGCGGCGGGGCCTCCACAGGCATGGAGCTGGCAACAGGGCGTCCGGTGGCAATCGCCATCAACCATGACCCTGATGCAATCCTAATGCACCGGACAAACCACCCATACACGGAACACCTGCAAGCGAGCGTGTGGGATGTAGACCCGAGAGAGGTTTGCCGGGGCCGCCCTGTGGGGCTTGCGTGGTTCTCGCCGGACTGTAAGCACTTCTCCAAAGCCAAAGGCGCGGCGCTGGTAGACCGGAATATCCGGGGCCTTGCGTGGATTGTGCTGCGATGGGCCGGGACTGTCCGCCCGCGGGTGATTATCCTGGAAAATGTGGAGGAGTTCGTTACCTGGGGGCCTGTACGAAAAGGAAAACCGGTGAAGAAAAAAGCCGGACAGACCTTTCAAAAATGGAAGCGGCAGCTTCTGGAGCTGGGGTATCAGGTTGAACACCGGGAGATCGTTGCGGCAGACCTGGGAGCGCCGACCACAAGAAAACGCTTTGTGCTGGTTGCTCGCTGCGACGGGCGGCCTATCGTGTGGCCGGAACGGACGCATGGGCCGAGAGACAGCGAGGAGGTACGAGATGGGCGGCTGATGCCATGGAAAAGCGCCGCGGAGATCATCGACTGGAGCGTACCTTGCTACTCTGTATTTGCCAGTAAGCGGGAGCTGAAAGAAAAATATGGTGTGAACGCCGTCCAGCCACTGGCGGATAACACCATGCGGCGGGTTATCCGGGGCGTGGACAAGTTTACCATCCGAAGCGGTCACCCGTTCATCGTGGAGTGCAACCACGAAAGTGGAACGGCAGCGAATATCATGAGCATAGGGCAGACCGGCGGCGGAGATCGTGTCAGAGATGCCAGAGACCCTGCACCCACTGGGGTAACAAAACAAGAGGCGTGTGTTGTGGCGGCGAACATTATTCAGTACCACACAGAGCAGACGGAAAATGTTCGTGCAAACGGGCTGAGGATGCCGCTGCCGACGGTGGACGCCTCCAACCGGTACGGGCTGACCACGGCGCAGCTTGTGGAATATTTTGGGAATGGGCAGCCGATTGATGTGAGAAAGCCAATGCACACGGTAACGAGCCACGACCGGGAGGCGATAGTCTGCGCCCACATCTGCAAGTATTACGGAGGCGTGATAGGGGCGGAAGCGCAAGAGCCGCTGCCGACAGTGACGGCGGTTGACCACAATGCGGTAGCGGCGGCCCATATTGTTGAGTTCAAAGGGCGGGATATTGGGCAGGACGCAGATCGGCCACTGCGCACGATCACGGCATCCGCCGGGGAATTTGCAGACTGCCGGGCAGAGCTGATGGAGGCGGGAAGCCAAGACCTGATGCACTGGCCGGAAGTCCGCGACCTGCTCAACCGCCATTGTGGGTATGAGATGGCAGACGATGAAATCCTGCTGCTGGAGATCGGCGGAGGGCTTTACTTTATCGCGGACATCCTTCTGCGGATGCTGACGCCGCGGGAACTCTATAACGCCATGGGTTTTCCACCAGATTACATCATCGACCGGGATTACCTGGGCAACGAGTACGGGAAAACAAAGCAGGTGGCCCGGTGCGGGAACGCGGTATGCCCTCCCATGGCAACGGCCCTTGTACGGGCGAACCTGCCGGAGTGGTGTAGCCGGACGATCACGACCATGGAGGAGCTGGAAAAGGCTGTGACGGAATGACGAGAACTGCAACAATGGAGGCGATTTGATGGACTGCTATTACTGCAAAGCAAAGAAATACTGCATGGCAGCGGCGCAGCCGGGGTCGATGATGTGCTTGGTGAACCGTATGAGGTATGGAGGCACACACGCGGACGATGCGCCGCCCCGTCAGGTCGGGGGCTTTTGCCAGTATTGCGGTCAGCCGCTGCGAGAGATCGGGCGGGAACGGTTCTGCAACAATGTGAACTGCCGGAACCGGTATGTGAGCGTATGACGGGAGGCGGTTGTGGCATGAGCAAAAAGAATATGCGCCGTATCTCTATTCTGGTAACGGCACAGACGGCAAAGAACCTGGAACGGCTGGCGTCCATGTGCGGATACCGAGAAATCGGGATGGTCGTGGACAAGCTGACCAGAGAAAAAATGATCTCCCTGCATACGGACGCTCTGATGCCTGGGGAAAGAAAGGGGAAACAGATATGGGATACCGGTGTAACTGCCCGGAATATGAGGAGCGGCCCTGTGACAACCTGAACGAGGAATTGGAGTGCGAGGAGTGCCAGCATGGAAAGCCAGAGGAAAGCGAGGAACAGAAATGAATGAGAAAACAGTTTATACCTGCACAGACCAGGAGCATGACGCCTGGGTGTGCGGGAAGTGCGGATACATAGAGAACTTTGAGGCAGACGGCCCGGAGGAAAACGGGTGGCGCTTCTGCCCTGCCTGCGGGCGGGAAATCGTGATTGCGGATGAAACATCAGAGCTAACGGAAAAACAATGGGGCTGGATTTTGGGACGGTTCAGCCGTGCGGAGTAGACGGAGGGAACTTTGATGATTGAACTGTGTCCTATGACACTGAAAGAAGCAAATGCCTATGTTGAACAACACCACCGGCACCACGGGCCAGTGGTCGGGCACAAGTTTTCAATCGGACTTTCTGATGGGGAGAAGATCGTGGGCGTTGCTATTGTGGGTCGTCCTGTGGCTCGCCACCTTGACGATGGGTGGACACTGGAAGTCAATCGCTTATGCACGGACGGCACACGCAATGCCTGTTCAATGCTTTACTCAGCAGCAT